CTTTGTATCCACGTCTTTTATTCTTTTTGCCTTTGAGTGGTGGTTTGGTTGTTTTAAATTTTGCTAGTTTTTTGCCTATGTACTTGCGATCATTTGTTGTATTGGTTATCAGATAGACAAAACCTTCATATTCATCTGGTATAGTGTCTATTTTTTCACCTTGATAAGTCCAATTCATAATTTACTTACCGCAGGTAAGTTCTATTTTGCCTCTTTTTTGGCCTTTTGTATTTCTCTTATTTCTTTATTTCTTGCATCTGCAATATCTCTTACTTTTCTAATGTTTTGCTGTACTTTAAAGTAGGTTCTTACAGATTTTTTTCGTTCCCAAATTTCGTTTGCCTTGAAATATTCCAAATATGCCTTAACTAACTGATCATGTATGTCATCTTCTATCATTATTCTACCACATCTAAATCATTTGCATAGCTTGTAAAGCCATTTTCTTTAATAACTTTAAGAACATGATTAACACGACCTACTAGTTCGTCTTTGTGTGAGATAAGATAGATGTTTTTATCACGTTCTCTGCCCATTTTCTTTAGTACGCTTAGTGAATTTTCAACACCAGCAGTGTCCATACCACTATCAATTAACTCATCAATAAACAATAAGTTGATATTTTGGTATAGGCTTTCCCAAACATCACGGAATGCAAAACTAAGACCTAAAATAAGTCTGTTACGTTCGCCACGTGATAGGTTATCAAAGTCTAGATCTTGTCCTAGCTGAGTAATTTCGACATTTAAGTCGTTTTGGAATTGTACTTGATGTGGTAAACCTAGTTTATCAAGGTAATATGTGAGCCTGTTGTTTAAATATGCAAGATTCTGATCAATAATCTTTTTACGGATAAAACTATCTTTGTTAGTAAGTAGTTTTAATAAAAACTCTTGATGTTCTTTATAACTTGTTAAGTCATTGACAGGAGTCCAATCAATATCTTGCAATGCTGTATCGGTTAAATCGTCTATTTGTGCCTGATAAGGATCTTCTTCTTGCTCTTTACTTAGTAGTGCTTGCTTTAAGTTATCTACGTTGTTTCTATGCTCATATGCTTCTTTTGCAGTTTCATAAAAAGTAGATGGACGACCGTTTATTTCTCCGATTGCCCCTAGTGATTCAGCAACACCTTTGATCTTTTCAGAAATTTCTACTTGATAAGCTAATGCATCTGTAAGTTCTTTAGCTTTACGTGCTTCAATTTCTGCTTTTTTATCAGCATGTAATTCTTGACCACAAGTATAACATACAGCATCTTCTAATTCTGAGATATCTTTTTTAGCCTTTTCAACAGATTTATCAGCACGTTGTTGTGCTGGCTCAAGTGTACTTAATTCCTTTTTAAGAGCCAAAACAGCATTGTTAAGTTCGTTCCAATTTACTAATTTTTCGTGCGCATCAAGTTCTGCATTGATATCAATTTTTTCTAACTCTTCAATAGCAGAATCTAATTTTTCAATATCTGTTTTCTTTTTAGCTTGCCAAGCACGTTGTCTTTGTTTTAATTGTTCGATGCTTACTTCAATTTTTTCATTACTAGATTGTATAGCATTAATTTTTAATGTTTCTTCTGTAATTGCATCTTTAGTTTGTTTAGTTTGTTCTTTAAGCAAGTCCGCTTTTTCAGTTAATATTGTAATACCAAGTAGCTGTTCAATAATAGCACGTTGATCATTTGCTCTCATGCTCAAAAACGGCTCAGTATAAGTGTTTAGAGCTACAATATGCTTAAACATATCATGGCTCATACCTAATAGGTTGTCGATATCTTGCTGTGTTTTGCGACTGTCACCTTGACTTTCGTCAGTAAGTTGTTGTTCTTGATTGTTTATAAAAAACTTTAGTACATTAGGCGAGCGTCCTCTTTCGATACGATAATCAAGTCCGTCTTTTTCAAAATGTAGAGTAACTAACATGCCTTTTGAGTTAGTTTTGTTGATAAGATTGTTACGCTTGATGTTTGTTAATGCTTGTCCATACAAAGCATAGCTTAAAGCGTTAATAATTGTAGTTTTACCTGTGCCGTTGCGTGATCCAGAATCGTCACCTCCTTGATCTAAATTTTCTCCTAGCACAAGTGTTAGCTGTTCTCCACTGAAATCAACTGCTTGGGTTTGATTACCCACACTCATAAAGTTTTTTACTGTAAGATCTTTTATTTTAATCATTCTAAACCGTTGTATATGTCTAATAGCATCTTTTTGTCAAAACTATCTGTGTCTAGTTCTGCAATTTCTCCAGCGACAATTTGATCTACGCTTTCAAACTGTGCAATATCGAGGTCAGTTGTAATTTCTTCAATTTGTTTTTTAGGAATTAGTGTTATTTCTCGACAACCGTAATTTCCTATAAAAGTTTCTTTGATAAACTGTGCTTCTTCGTAGCTGATTGGTAAGTCTAATGTAACACGTAGATACATTTTGCTTTTAACAATAGTATCTGTGTTGTCTAGTAAATTACTTAAGGTTACATTTCTATATTTTGGACAATTATCCCAGTTTAAGTACAATGGTTCTGCATCGTTTTCTCGATCTAGAATCATCATGCCTCTGTCGTCATCGCCTGCATCAGCATAGTTATGTGGAAATGCATTTCCAATATAATGGATTTTTCCTGATTTTTGTCTTTTATGAAAGTGTCCACTAAAAACATAATCAGGTTCAACAAAGTGTTCTGCCTTTAAATCTCCATGATCTGGCATTTGCACCATTGCATTCATATAGAAACTCGGAAGTTCAAAATGTCCAAAAACATATTTGCTTTTGATCTTAGACATTTTTTTCCATTCGTCACCTACTAACCACGGAACAAGTGTTACATCGTCAATAGTAGTAATTTCATCAATAAATGTAATGCCTGGAATATATCTACTAAATGCTGTTGAATTAATATCACGCTTGTCTTTATAGTACAAATCGTGATTTCCATCAAAAAAGAAAAACTGCTCAAAAGCTTGACCTAGTTTTTCCATACAACGTATTGTAGCATCCATAGTAGTTAAGTTAAGACTATTCCTATTATGGTGCCAATCTCCGCAGAAGATACCAGTTTCACAACCGTTGGCTTTTGCTGTTTCTATGTACCAATCGATAAATTCTTCACAATCTTCATTATGAACACGACTGTTGCCTTTTAAACCAAAGTGAATGTCAGTAAAGACAGCTGCTTTTTTAAACAAAGAAAAATCCTCTTCAAATCTGTATGTTAACTATACTACAGAATTTTAACAGTGTCAAGTAGTTTTTTTGTCTTCAACTTCAGGTAAGCCTTTGTCATTAAAAATTGACATACTAGCTTCTTCATTACGTTTTACAGCAGCTTCCCATTCTCCGGCGTGTTGTCTAGTATAACTAGGATTTAAACCATTGCTTTCTAAAATATCATCACGTATATTTTGATTGCGTTTTTCTAAATTAATAACGCGAACAAAGCTATTAGTCACAGCAGCGGTATAGTAAGCAAAAGGATTATTAGATTTAGATTCGTCAAACTGCAACCCAATTTGCGAAAGTTGTAGGATAGCCTGCCCCTTCATTTCGTCGTTGTAAGTGTAACCTCGAACATTACCTCTTGTAGCATATCTATCTACTAATTTCATCCACATCATTGCAAGTTTATTTGTTGCCTTGCCATGGTCTTTTGAAAAATGCCCGTTTTCCATACCGCCAATCCAGTGACTTTTTCCAACACAGATTAATTCATCTTGATCATTAAATTTATAATGATGAAATGGAGGAAAATTTAATTTTGTTTTTGTGTCAGCAACAGTTTTCGGATTCTTTTTACGCCCGGGCTCTTCTGGTATATGATCAAATGTCATAATACGAAATACTAAGTCGTATTTGTCTATAGTTCTGTAGTCAACTTCACACTCGGCTTGCTTAACTTTTTCTCCTGCCATTTTGCGTGATTCATAGTCTGCTTGGCTCATTTTTTTAGCACGATTGCGTTTTGCTTCTGCAATAGTCCTAATATTGACTTTTTCTAAACTTTCTAAGATTATATCATAATTTGCATAATCTGGCTCTGTATAGCTACAAAATGTATTTTTAGATCTATGTATTTCTTTAAGTATGTCTTTGTTATTGAGATAGTTTGTTTTTCTCATAGGAACTCCCATATTTCATTTATTATAATATATGCAGTTTATTTTGTCAACTAAATAATGTATAGGAGACCTTTATGGCTATTTTCAGTGCATTCAATCAAATTCGTAATGCTATCGGCACAGTAAGTAGTGTAGCTAATAGCGTGTCTAGTATTACTAGATCTGCCTCTGCTGCATTTAATCAACTTGGCGTAAGAAGCAATCAACGCCAAGGTGGTATTAATAATGTATTTAACACTATCAACAGAGTTGCATCTGTTGCACAAGATTTTCAATCAATCGGCAATCTTTTTGCTAACGGGTTTGGCACTAGAACACGGATGTCATCTAATGCATTACAAGGAGTAGTAAATGGTGCAGAACCATTAAGGCCAACTTCTGCTACAGCAGTAATAGCAGACAATAGTATTACAGCTGGCGGGATAGATCCAAATTCAAATGACTGGAGAGTTAGTTTATCTGTTCCTGATGTAATTAAGAATAGTCCTATTTTTGAACCTTTCAAAACAACATCAGGAAAAATGGTATTTCCGTTTAATCCTACAATACTATTTGGTAATAGCGCAAATTACACAGCGATATCTCCTATTCATACAAACTATCCTTATTATGCATATGAAAACTCTCAAGTTGATACTATTACTATTGCTGGAGAATATTTTAGTCAAAATGTAGATGACGCTGCATATTGGATTGCAGTTCTACACTATTTAAGAACTATGACAAAGATGTTTTATGGTGATAGTGAATTGTCAGGAACACCGCCGCTATTAACAAGATTAAATGGATATGGTAAACACGTAATGAATAACATACCTTGTGTAATACAAACATTTAGTGTAGATTTACCTTCAGATGTTGATTATATACAATGTGTAGTTGACAATACAGTAGATTACGTACCGACTAGAGCACAAGTAAACGTAACATTGCAACCGCAATACAGCAGATCAAGTCAAAGCAAGTTTGATTTAGTAAAATTTGCAAATGGAAGTTTTGTTAAAAATGATACAGATAACACAGGATTTATTTAATGACACCTAATAAGTTTGGACCATATGCAAAAACAAAAATTAACAGAGCAGGGTATTTAGATATTCTAAATATCATTCCAGTGCCTGCCGAAGATAATGATGTATCATACGAAATAACTGCTGCATATCATCATAGACCAGATTTACTTGCATATGATCTTTATGGTAAAAAAGAATTATGGTGGGTGTTTGCTCAAAGAAATTTAGATGTTATAAAAGATCCAATATATGATTTTACAGCAGGTACACAAATATATTTGCCTAAGCTGTCAAATCTTACAAAAACAATAGGAGTGTAAAGTGCCTTTTGGAAGTTTGTTA